TCTTCCCATTCCTCTTTTGTCATAAGCTTATTAACCGGCTTCTTATTATCAATTATTAGCGGCATAATATCCTCTCCTCTAACAGCTGCGGCGCCCTCTTTCCTATGAATATTTATCAGCGTAGCCGTTATCTCACGTTGTAACAGTAATTCTCTCGATATTCTATACTCATAACCTTCTATAATTAAATCAATTTCCTCCCATGTCAGTTTCCAAAATTCATCTATTTCTAAACCTATTTCACCTATAACATATCTAAGTAAATCTCTCCACGTCAGTTCTGCTTTTTTTTTACTTCCTCACCTGTAATCTTCTTTCCGAGAAATTTACTCGTTTGCATAGCTTCAACAATCTTATCAAGCACTCCTTCATATTCATTTATGTATTCTATGAACTCCTCCATACTGCCAACAGAAGTTTCTTCTCCTTTAATTTTACAAGCTGTTACATGCGCAAACCACGCAAGTTGTAAAATCGCATAAACATCAGGCGGAGAAATCATTTTATCACCTTCCCACTTACCATAAATGCCAGTGCTGGCAATTTCATTTAAATCAACTCCTCTTGCAATACAGAATAGTGCCGTTGCATTCGTGCCGAACTTTAGCGAGAAAATTTTCTCACCTACTTTAAGCTCTTTATATCCTGACAGTTCATTCATAAGTTATGATGATGAAGGTATTGTACCTTTTGACAAAGGGCCTGAACTGTTGAATACCGCACTAAGAGAAGCTATTTCATCAACAGGAGCTTTTAGCGAAAACGATTTTAATTTTGCTGCACAACTCCATACCATACCACCGCCGACACCATCTAGTTGTGCCATCTCAAGTTTTGTAATGCTTGTTTTGTTTATCATTAAATCAACAATCTCTTCAGCACTATAAACGCCCGTAGGGTCATAAAGTGCATCAACTGAAATTACACAGCTTCTGCGACCATAATCACTTTCCTCCCAGCCTCCACTATCTTTATCAGACGTCGAGAGTAAATTAACATCTCCATCAAATGTAAAACCAGTTGCGCCTGCAATCGCTTTCCCATCAACGAGAACTCTAAGTTTTGAACCACTAATTTTTGCCATCTCTATTCCTCCTCAATTTTAAAATTTATTACTATTTTGTGTGTTATTATATAACCTGTATCAATCTGTTCAACTGTTGTGTTTCTACGACTAAGTAAAGTCATAAGTAATTCATAATTACTTATTTTAACAGTAGTATTTAATATTTTACTTAATACATCATCTGCAATACTATCCGCAGCTTTATAGGTAGCCATTACACCTGTGTATTTTGTTACCGCAATAATCTCACAACTTACATCATATATGTCACACTCTTTATTTAAGTTCGCAGGTACTAATTCCATATCGCCAATTACAACGTGCGGATATGCAGCATTAGTAGGTGCAATACTATACACAGCTACCGCAGTGCCATTATATGTTATTGCTCCATTAAGTATTGTATATAACCACGTCCTTATGTTTTCAAACGTACTCATCTTTTAAATCCTATTTTTTCAAGTAATTGTAACATATATTTATGTACACGTTCAACAACAGGAAAGAAATAATGCTTTCCTTTTATTTTTTTCATCCATTTTCCTCCTCCAAACTCCTGTACAGCCGCATAATTAACATCAACAACTACTTCACTACTTAATTTATCTGAACTATAATTAGCATGTACAGACCCTCGTAATGTTCCTGTGCGTACAGGCGTTTTCGGTGATGACTTAACTGTCGCAACAATTAGTTCAGAGGCACGAGCAATGATATTCTTACACTCCCGTTTCTTTTTTGCGTCTTGCTCGTTAATCCATTTCCTGAATTTAACTAACTCCTCTTGCGGTAACATTATTTTTACACTATCACTCATTTATACGCCAATATTTTTATTTTCTTCTCATCTATAATTACCGAGTAAATATAATAATCTTCACTATTATATACAATTTTACAATCAGCCGTAACTGCGATGCCAGACTCATTACGAATTATAAACTCTACTGCGGTGAAATATTTTATTCCTGCATATAATAACTCTTTCGAAAAAGATATTTCTTTTTTGTCAGCCCAAATATATGCAACCGATGAATATGTCAGCGTACCACCTCCCTGACTGTCAGTTGTAGCCGACGGTTTTAAAATTTGTATATAATATTTCTTTTCTCCTATCATAGCCATAGTCTTATCCTAAAAGGATCAGCAAGCCTCCTGCTGCTATTATCCATTACTTGTCCTGTCGTATCGGTTATATCTTCTCTTCTTTCATATTGCGTTGCAACTTCTTTCAGTACTGATAATTTCAATACTTCAGGTAATGCCGGACAATCAGGAGCGCCGTATCCGACTGTGTATTCTACTTTTAGAATAACTCCTCCACTTGCATAAAAAGTACCCATTTTAATCTTTGTCCATGGAGCATCTATTACATAATAATCATCGTTAAATGTTAATGCTGTTTCATCACCTTTTAGATTAACTAATTTAACACTATCAACGCTACTTACAGGCTGAACAGGTAATTCAATAATGTTATTTAAGCCTAATAGGTCATAAGTTGTGATAACAGTTTTCTTTGCAAGAGCAAGTCCTGTATAATTCTCAATAGCTTGCCGTGCAGATTTAATAAGACTTGTCAATAACGTATCTTCAGTTGTACCTGCAATTTTACAGAACAGTTTTACTTCAGTAATAGTCACAGGCTCTGTCACAACATCTGTTTTTATCCACGTTTTCATAACACTATATTATCTCTTTTCAAACTTTTATATCTCCGCTCCACAAGTATTATTTCTTCTCCCTTCTTGCGTCCTTCATAATCTTGAAGTAACTTAGTTAGAATAAAACCGTCCGGCAGCGGCACTGCTGTATTAATTTCTTTTTTCTCTTTAATCTGTTCAGTCTTAATAACCTGAACTTCAGGTTTCGTTTTTAATATTTTCTTTTCCATAGCTATAATTTTTTATCTATTGCATTTAAAATGAATTCTTCCATCTCCTTTAATTCTTCTTCTGTCTTCTGCTGTATCTCTGCAGCTCTTTCTTTGCTTCTATCGCTGTAATGCTTATAATTATCCTCAACCATCAAAATTTTCTCTTTCCATTCTTCAATGTCTAATCTATTTTCAATAAATACGCCTGCATACGAAAGTGATTCAAGAAGTCCTGGTGTCTTATTTGCAATAACCGGTATACCATTTATCATAGCTTCAATTGCCGTACGACCATAACTCTCATAAATTGACGGCATCAATAATATTCTTGTTTTACTATATACACTTTTAATATCCGGTGTATTTTCAATGTATTTTATATTTTTTACTGTTTCATCAATTATCTGATCTCCATAACTACCCTTAACGCCAAAAAATTTCTTTTCCGGTAATGCTTTTGCTATATTGATAAATACATCTCCTCCTTTGTTTTCGTTAAGATTAATCAAAGTAATATATTCAGCTCTGCTTTTTCTTGTAAATACTCTCTCTCTATCAACAGGTGGATGTACGATGATAGAAGGATTCGGATAGTTTACCCCATTTTTTGTATATTCACTATTATAAACAACATATATCCATCTTTGATTCATATCCGGTTTATGTTTTTCTGCAATGCCTGCATATACGTGAGTATTATGAACAAAAAGTATAAACTGTTTACCATAATATTCGCATCTATTTAAAGCTTTACCATAGCGATCAAGATGACTGATGACTATATCATGATTATTAAGTTCTTTATTCATTTCATTCATATTTTCGTCGGGGATAACTCGTATTCCTGAAATTTCGTAAGGTTTGAGACCAGTAATAGGTAACATAACAGTTGCCTTATGACCTTTTTTAATAAGATATTTTAAAGTATCATGCACCATCCATTCTGCTCCTGCATTATGTAGCGGCGGAAATCCATGTAGCATTGCAAGTATTTTCATCGTTTAATATATTTAGTTAATAACATATAATGTCCATATTTATCCATTTTACCATCTTTTATTATTTCAAAATCTTTAAAATCATCAATTGTCCATAATGATCTATGTCTTTCAAATTCATTACCATATACAGCATCTTGCTTACAAAATATCGCAGTCGTACCAACAAGTAAAATGCCTCCAGGATTAAGAAGTTTTTTTATCTGTTCAATTAACTTTCTACCTATTTCTTTTTCAAAATGTTCAATAACATCAAGAAGCAAGATAGCATCATATTTACGGTCAAAATTTACCTTCAGAATATCACCAACAATAATTTTATCATAATGCTCCCAGTTAGGGTTACGATATTTTTGAAAAGCTTCTACTCCTTCGATATATATATTCCAACCATTTTCATTATAGCCTAATTCGAGCCATTCCCTTACAGCAACTCCATAAATGCCAAATCCGCATCCTAAATCAAGAATAGTTTTCGGCTTGACCTTTATAAGTTCATTAATAACGTCCGGTAATATTGCAAAACTTCCAATCGGCATATCTTTTAAATTAAAAAGGAGACCCCAGTATCGCCCCCCTCTCGCAACTCAAATACTGGGGTTTTAAACTCCTTAATTATTATTATGCAGTTCCTTCTGCAAGTGCTTGTGCAAACGTTCCATAAATAAACGCATTCGGTCTGTATACACAAATTGCAATTCTTTCATGACCTCTAACAGTAACCATGCCTTTGATAAAATTATCTTCATTCTGATTACTGAATTCAATAGCAAGCTGTCTGCGATCAAATATCTGTGCACCCCTTTTAAAATCACCTACAAGAAACGCTCCAGATGTCATTGCGGTCGAAGTATAAATAGGTACTCCGTCAATGCTTGGCTGCTCATTAACGAATACCCAGGGATATATATACTGACCAGTATCATCTTTAGTGAGTTTTATTTTAGTTGCATCAGAAGGATGCAGTAATATACCAGTAGCCTTATATTCTTTCGAAGCTACTTGTCTTATAGCATCAACAAGTACATCTATCCTCTGCACTTTTGCGTCAGCAAGATTATCAACATATGCAGTTGCAAGGGTAAGAATACCATAAGTTGAGTCTGTAAGTATAACTTCGTCTTCTTTATTGCGCAATTTTTCCGGCAAACGTGCCATGATGTAACTTGTCAAACCATTTACATCCTCAAGCATCTCCTCTGAAAGTACAATATAATTAGTAATTTTCTGTACTGCAGCGTCAATAGCTTTCAGTGTGAAATCTTCTTGTTTATATTCTGCACCTTCAGATGTCACGGCAGCTGCATCGGTATAAGAATACTCTCTGATAAACTTAACAAGATTACTATCTGTAGTTCCTTGTGATATAATATCACGTATACGCATAGCTCTTGCAGGATCGTACACAATGCCTGGTTGATATGCAGGCGGTACAACAACAGTTGAATTGAATGCATTGCTTTCTGTCATATCAAGTACAGTTTTCTGCTCGAAGTTTATCATTCGACCACGCAGGCTTCGCACACCTTCTTTCTTAATAATATCTTCAAATCTTTCTTTCAATTCTACATAAAATGACTTACCAGGGATTGTTCCTCCAAGATCAACACGTTTTAACTTTGCTTCAAGTGCATCAAGATTTTCCTGCATCTTATTATATTTTGCTATCTCAGGTTCAAGCTCCTCTTTTATAGAATTAAGTAAATTCTTTTTCTCCTCCTCACTCGTTGCAGACGTTATCTTCGCAGATAAATCACCGATTTTTTTATCAATGACCGCCCCGAAATCGTCAAGTGCTTTTTTTAATGCTTCTTTTTCCAT